GACTTTTTCCACTGGGATTAATATCAAAAATTTACACAATATAATTTTTGCATCCCCTTCGAAATCAAGAATACGTAATTTACAGTCAATCGGAAGAGTTCTTAGAAAAGGAAACCAAAAGACAAGAGCAACTCTTTACGATATTGCTGATGACATTAGTTATAAATCTCGAAAAAATTATACTCTAAATCACTTAATTGAAAGAATTAAAATTTATAATGAAGAAAATTTTGATTATGATATAGTTAACATACCACTTAAAAAATAATGGGAGAAGAATTTTACGCAATACTTAAGTTAGTTTCTGGGGAAGAAATCTTCTCACTTATTCTAGTGGATGATGAACATGATGCAGATACAGTAATTGTCCTCCAAAAACCTGTTATCATGTGGACAGTTGCAAATCCCAATGGAACTTTTATTAAAGTTAAACCTTGGATGGAATTACCAAATGAAGATATTTTTATAATTAGACTCGATAAAGTCATTACGATGACAGAATCAAATGATAAAAAACTAATTAACGTATATAATCACTACCTAAACGAGGACGACCCCGTATATAAAGAAAACGGTCTTATGAAACCAAATTCTGAAATGGGTTACATTTCCTCAGTTGAAGATGCTCGTAGAAATCTAGAAAAGACTTTTAAGCTTAATAAAGAAACTTAGTTATATTATATCCCTTTCAACCCTTACAGAGTTATTGTACACATATTTACACTACTTGTCAAGTATCCAAAATATGTTATAATATTATTATGAAAAAAGATAAAACGTTATGCCTAGAAAAAAGTCCGAACATTATGTAAATAACAAGGAATTACTACAGGCTATAACTGTTTATAGATCAAAGGTATTAATTGCTAAGAGTGAGTATATTAAGAAGTATGATCAAGATCCACCCAAGTCAGGACCATGGGAGGGTAAACCCCCCATTTCAAATTACCTTGGTTCTTGTTTCTTGAAGATCGCAACTCATTTGTCGTATAAACCGAACTTTGTTAATTATATGTTTCGTGAGGACATGATATCTGATGGAATTGAGAATTGTGTTCAATACATTCACAACTTTGATCCTGAGAAGTCTAAGAATCCTTTTGCTTATTTTACACAAGTTATACATTATGCTTTCCTCAGAAGGATTCAGAAAGAAAAGAAACAACTCGATATTAAGACAAAGATTATTGAGAGAACAGGATTTGATGAAGTGATGATGGTTGACGAAAATGCAATGTCAGGTAGTAGTTCAGAATATAATACGATTAAAGATAATATTCAGTATCGCAATAATAATCGATGAAAGTTGCTATAATTACAGATACCCACTACGGTGCACGTAAGGGGTCAACTCATTTTCATGAATATTTTCGTTTGTTCTATGACAATGTATTCTTTCCTACATTAGAGAAAGAAGGTATAGATACCATAATTCATATGGGAGATATATTTGATAGTCGTAAGTCAATCGATTATCAGAGTTTAGAGTGGTCAAAGAAAGTAGTCTTTGATCCAATGAGAAAGTATAGGGTATATGCAATTACTGGTAATCATGATTGTTATTATAAAAATACCAATTATGTAAATTCACCAGAACTTTTATTAAACGACTATCCAAACATATCAACTTTTTCGAAAGCAACTGAAATCAATGTAGATGGATTAAATATTCTCCTTTTACCTTGGATTAATTCTGAAAACTATGAGCATACAACTAATTTAATCAATGAAACCAAAAGTAAGGTAGCAATGGGACATTTAGAATTAAATGGATTCAGAGCTACTCGTGGTCATATGATGGAGAATGGAATGGATATTGATATATTTAATAAGTTTGATGCAGTCTATTCTGGACATTTTCATACTCGTTCAACGAATGGTAAAATACATTATCTAGGTAATCCATATGAAATGTATTGGAATGATGTGAATGATACAAGAGGGTTTCATATATTTGATACGGATACCATCACTCATACTCCAGTTAACAATCCTTATAAATTATTCTATAACATATATTATGAAGATACTAATTATAAATTATTTAATACGACTGAATATAAAAATAAAATTGTCAAACTAATTGTTCGTAAAAAATCTGATCCAAAAAACTTTGAAAAATTTATTGATAAACTTTATTCTTCTGGCATACAAGATTTAAAAATAATTGAAAACTTTGTTCTTGAGGAAAGTGAGAGTTTTGAGATAGAGGAAGAAGAGAGTACAATTTCAATATTGAATCGTTATATTGAAGAATCTGATATTGAGTTTGACAAGAATATTATTAAAAATATTTTTCAAGACCTTTATCGACAAGCCTGTGAGGTAGAGTAATGTTTCTTCTTACACTCAAAAATAAAAGGGAAGAGGGAGTCTATGCTGTAGATGATCTGCATGGCAACCTTGTTTTGTTTTTATTTGAAGAGGAAGACGATGCTACAAGATATGCTATGATGTTAGAGGAAGATGAAAATAAAGAAATGGTAGTTGTTGAAATTGATGATGACCTTGCATTAAAAACATGCAAAATCAATAATTACAAGTACGCAGTAATTACACCTAACGATATTATTATTCCACCTAAAAAATGATTACCTTCAAACAAATAAAGTACAAGAATTTTCTTTCTACAGGAGATTATTGGAATGAAATAAATTTCTTAGAGAAGAATACCAATTTGATAATTGGGACAAATGGTTCTGGCAAATCCACAATGTTAGATGCTTTGACATTTGCTTTGTTCAATAAACCTTTTCGTAAGATAAACAAATCACAGTTGATGAATACTGTGAATGAAAGAGATTGTCTTGTAGAGTTAGAATTTTCTGTGAACAATAGAGACTATGTAGTTCGTAGAGGAATGAAACCAAACATATTCGATATTGAAGTTAATGGAAATAAGATGCATCGACAGGCAGATGATAGATCAAACCAAAAAATACTTGAAGAGAATATACTAAAGGTTAATTATAAATCATTCACACAAATTGTGATACTTGGTAGTAGTACGTTTGTGCCATTTATGCAATTGAGTGGTTCGAATCGAAGAGAAGTGATTGAAGACTTATTAGATATACGTATTTTTTCTGCGATGAACAATCTAATTAAAGATCAGATCAGAGAGAAGAAGGAAAAGGTTAGATCTCTTGATCTTAAGAAAGACAATTTAAAGGATAAAATGACAATGCAAAAGAATTTTATCAAAGAATTAGAGGAGAGGGGAAAGACTGATATTACAATTAGTAAAGATAAAATTAATAATTTAATTATTGAAACTGACAAATATGTTACAGTTAATGAAGAACTTGATCATCAGGTTTCTGACCTAGTAAAGACTCAAGAGAAGGTAACGGGTGCAGGAAAAAAGTTACTAAAGCTTAACAATTTAAAGGGTAAATTATCTAATAAAGTAACAACTCTTACTAAAGAACATAAGTTTTTTAAAGATAATGTATCATGCCCTACATGCACCCAACCAATAGAAGAAGAGTTTCGTTTAAATAGAATTACTGACGTTCAAACTAAAGCTAAGGAACTCAAGAAGGGTTATAAAGACCTTGAAGAGACTATCAAAAAAGAGCAAGACCGAGAACGTCAGTTTCAACAATTATCAAAGGAGATCTTGAATCAGAAATTCAAATTACTACCGAGCAATTTAAAAACAGAAATACTGAACATGAAAAATTAAAAGAGTTTAAGGACAATCTCAAAAACACAATTGATGAACTTTCAGTTCAAAGAGAAGATATAAATCACCATGACTTTGCATATTCCCTACTCAAAGATGATGGTGTTAAAACAAAAATCATAAAAAAATATTTACCATTTATCAATCAACAGGTAAATCGATATCTGCAATTGATGGATTTTTATATCAATTTTACTTTAGATGAAGAGTTTAGAGAAACTGTAAAATCTCCTATTCATGAAGATTTTTCTTATGCATCCTTCAGTGAGGGTGAAAAGATGAGAATTGATTTAGCACTTTTATTTACTTGGAGAGAAGTTGCAAGAGTCAAGAACTCAGTAAATACAAATCTTCTAATTATGGATGAGGTATTTGATTCATCTCTTGACGGATTTGGAACTGATGAATTTCTTAAAATTATTCGTTATATCATAAAGGGTGCTAATATATTTGTCATATCACATAAGTCTGACTTAAATGATAAGTTTGAAAATGTAATTAAATTTGATAAAGTCAAAGGATTTTCTAAAATTTGTTCTTCTCAACATTACGAACAATGAACACACCTAACTGGCAACATCACTCTAAGAAGGAGAAAAAACGAAAACTTAAACCACAAGCTCTACGTTCTGCAAGAGAGAGACGTAGACAGTTATTAAAGTGTCTACTTAACCCTGTTAATCGCAGGGTTTCTTTGTATAATGAAGTATATCAAGCAAAGATCTCATGACCATCCAATACGAAATCAAATCACAATTAGCAAAGTTACTTGCAACAGAAGACCTTGTTGTTGAGCACAAGAAAGTTGAGACTGCATCATTCAATATTGTAAGTCGAGTATTGACTCTACCTATGTGGGAAAACACAACAGAAGATGTTGTTGATATGTTAGTAAGTCATGAGGTAGGACACGCACTCTATACTCCAAATGAAGAGTGGTATAAAGAATATGAAATCAATCCAAATGTTGTTAACGTTGTAGAGGATGCACGTATTGAGAAGTTAATGAAACGTCGTTATGAGGGCATCTCAAAGACTTTCTACAAAGGATATACAGAGTTACACAAAGAAGATTTCTTTTCTGTAAAGAAAAAAGATATTTCTAAGTTGAGTCTTGCAGATCGTATTAATCTATTTTTCAAGATTGGTTCACACTACAGAATTTCATTTACAGATTATGAGCAGACACTTGTAGATCGTGTTGCTGCATGTGAAACATTTCAAGATGTATTAGAAGTATCTAGAGACATTTACAACTATTGTATGGAAGAGATTGAAAAGAGAAAGCAAGAGCAGGAGACAGAGCAGGAAGCAGGACTAGAGATGGATAGTGGTGACGGTCAAAATAGTGGTGGGACAGGATCAGAACTTGAAGATGTAAGAGACGATTGGTATGATGAAGATGGTAACATGACTGAACCTGATGAAGATGGTTCTGATGTTGAGAGTCATCAAGTTAGACCAGAAGGAATGAGTGGTGGTGGTACTCAAATGGGCACAGGTGGATCTGAGATTGCTGAGACTGCTGAGAGTCTTGAGAGAGCACTAAAGAATCTTGCAGTTATGGAAGGTTTAGAAAATCACTATCTAGAATTACCTGATGTTGATACAGACCAAATCATTATTGACAATGAAGTTATTCACGCAATATGTGATGCTCACTTCACAGGAATGCGTGAGGATTATGCTGAAAAAAGTAAAATACCAGGTTCTGAAAGAGAGTGGTCAGTGTATAGTTTGGACGAAGCACTCAAGGCAATGGCAGAAGCAGATAGAGAGTTTCTTAAGTTCAAGAAAGAAGCACAGAAAGAAGTCAACTATCTTGTCAAAGAATTTGAGATGAAGAAGTCTGCAGGTGCTTATGCTCGTGCTACTACAAGTCGCACTGGTATTCTTGATACAAGTAAATTACACACTTACAAATACAACGAAGACCTATTTAAGAAAGTTTCTATTATTCCAGATGGTAAAAATCATGGATTGATATTTGTTCTTGATTGGTCTGGTTCAATGTCTCGTGAAATGTTAGATACTATCAAACAACTTTACAATCTAATCTGGTTCTGCAACAAAGTTCAAATACCTTTTGAAGTTTATGCTTTCACTGAAAACTTCCCTAATGTAAATGAAGAAGGTATGGCAAAAGAATCCTATAAACCAAGAGTTGGGTTGTTTAAAGTCAGACCAGGTTTTAGTTTGATGAATATATTTACCAGTAAGGTTCGTGGTAAAAACTTAGAAAAACAACTAATCAATTTCTTCCGCATTGCTACAGCATTTAGTGATTATACTGCAAACAGACTTGTTCCTCATGGACTATCATTATCAGGAACACCACTCAATGAATCAATCGTGGCACTACATAAAATTATTCCACAGTTCCGTAAAGAGAATAGTGTTGAGAAAGTTAATTGTGTAATTCTTACAGATGGTGAAGCATATCAATTGAATTATCATCAAGAAGTTCAGAGATCATGGGATCCCGAACCATACATGGGAGAACGTTCAATCGATAACAGTTGTTTCTTACGTAATCGTAAGACAGGTAAAACATATCGAACAGGAGACTCATGGTCTACATTCACACCAGTTTTACTTCAAGACCTTCGTGATACTTATCCTGATGTAAACTTTGTTGGTATTCGCATCATGCCACCAAGAGAACTTTCCAGTTTCCTTCGCATCAACTGTGATGATTACAATAGTCCAGAGGTTGAAAAGCATAGACTTTCTTGGAGAAAGACAAAAGCAGTTACAATCAAAGAATGTGGATATCATGTTTACTTTGGATTATCATCTGCTGCCCTTGCAAATGATTCTGAATTTGAGGTCGATGAGGGTGCAACCAAGGCACAAATCAAGAGAGCATTTACTAAGTCATTAACTGCAAAGAAAATGAACAAGAAAATCTTGAATGAGTTTGTAACCATGATTGCCTAAATATAAAAAAAGTGTCTAGTGAAATGAAGACCTATAACGAGTTCATGCAGGAGAGCAGTCTCTCTCGAATCAAAAGTAAATCTGACAAGGGTGGTATTGCCACAATGTCTGCATCCAGAGCAGATAAATCTGCAAAGGAAAATCGTGCAAGGGCAAAGCAATTAGATAAAGATATTCGTGGTAGAGGTTTAGGTGGTGCCACAAAGGTAACTGGTTCATATGTTGAGAAAGATGATAAGACTGGAAAAGAGAAGAGAGTAAAAGAGAGGAGTCATGTTGTCTCCTCTGGAAAGATGGGTAAAAGAAAATTTAAGAAGACAGTCAAGGCACTTGGTAAGAAGTATGGACAAGACTCTGTGTTGACACAAACGAAAAAAACTGGTACACTATCAGCAACAAGAAAAGGTGGACTTGGTAAATCAAAAAATATAAAACTAGGAAAATTCAAACCACAGGGTAAAAACCCAGAGGGTCAATCTCAAATCAAAGGAAAAACTTTTACATACGGATAATGACAACACCACTTTACGATGACTCCAATTGGAGAGAAGAATACAAAAGTTACATAACTAACAAAATGGAACTTGATTTGCTAGAGAATGGACCTAAGAGTCTATCTCAATCTTGGCATCTTCAAGCACTTTATTCAGATTGGAAGAAAATGAAGGGATATAATAAATTAGATCCAAAAGAGAATAAGGGTCAATTACAATCTTCTATGAGTGAATTTTTCCAAAGTCAAAAAGATCAGGGAATATAAACCAATTAAAAAAGTGGCACATTCGTTATAGATATTATAAATGAGTCGATTATAATAAGTGTAACGAAACAAATTACACTATGACTTACATTCCCTTCACTGTTAAAATGA